GTAGAACCAAAGGCCGTTGATTCAAAGGCTTCTGCCATGTTGGTGACCGTGGCCGCAGTGCATTGGTCGGTCAACGAAACACTGTTGACCATTACGCCTGGGTTGGAAAGGTATGTCGAAGTTGCCATGGTTTAATCCTTTTTTGCTGGTGCTTTAGTTTTAGCAGATTTTGGGGCTGGGCTGTCGCTAGGTACTTCATCAGATTTGATAAACCCGTGCGCCAGTAACGCTTCAATGTTGGTACCTGCACCTGGCACGAACTCTTCGCCTACGGTGCCGATTTTTTCACTAATGATTGTGTATTTCATTTTCAACCTGTCTGTGCTTGCATGTCAATGGATAGATCATATGCGGCAAACATTTGTCCGCCGACTGGAAACGAACCAGGGCGCCCAGATTTCACTGCCACATTCTTTGCTAGAACCTGCGCACACATGCCTAAAACGCTGCGTAAGCCATCCAAATTGGCTGGCCCTAAGGTTATGACTTTGACCGAAAAATTCATGGTGACAATGTTGTAGTTGAAGGCGTCAAAACTGGGTGCGTCAATGAACACGCAAGGCGGGTTGATCTTCTCAGGGTCAAACACCACACGCATGCCAGTGATCGTTGCCAGCGTTGTTGCAAGATCATCTATGGCTTCGTTGAACAGGTCGGTGTATGCCATTACGCAACCGCAGGCCGTGGGATACCGGCTAACTGTTTGATCAGTGGTGACAGGCCAGATACTGCAGCTGTGCCCATATCGCTGAAACTAGCGAACTGGTCAATAGCGCCACGCTGTCTGTAAATTGAGCCGCCCATCATGATCGTGGCCAATTCGACATCACCGCTGGGGGCGCTGGTTAAAGAGTCCGTATAGCCTGACTCTTGACGTCTGCGATAAATAAAATTGTTGGCGCTTGTCGCACACTGCGCAAGAAACGCTGTTTCATCAACGCTTGCCAACGCAATGCCCAACCATGTACCAATCTGGGTGCCTGTAATCCATGTGCATGTCTGCGTGTACTGCAGGGTGCCACCAGTGACAGCGCCACGGGTAATGTCATCGCCTGCTTCATAGAACATGACCTGGTTAGGTATTGACCAGTTGTAATCAAAAAGCAGGTCACCTTGTGAGTCGACACCAATAAAGTAGTACTCAGGTAATGCGTAGACGGTGTAACTGCCGTTGGGTGGGTCAGTCAATCCTGCAATGGTGACAGGTTGCCCAATCGCCACGTCAGGTTCAGTCAGCGTTTGGACAACAACATAGTTATCCAACCGCTGCTTGAAAGTGATTTGGTATGTAGCCATAGGCGGCTAACCGCCTTTCGGAATCAGGCCTGGGTGATCTTGCGAATCATGCTTGAGTTAGCGGCAAACACTGCGGCGTAACCGTACATTGACATGGTGCGTGACACCGTGGTGGGGTTCTCAACACTTAGCAAGCCTTCATCTTGGCGATAAATTTCATATGCATTGGCGTTAAAAATCACCATGGTCTTTGCGGCGAAATTCTTGTCAACGATGATTTGAAGGCCCAGTGGGTTGCTGTTCTGCCATGAAGTGGCGTCACCCTTACCCAATGTGTTGTAGCCGTTCAGGCCACCGCCCGTGTAACCAAAAATGGGGCGCTTGTTGTCATCGACTAACTGCATCATTAAGCCCCAGGTGGCTGGGTCAACAGCGATGTGGGTTGGCAAGTAGTTGGTGGCGGCAACCGTGGTGACTGCGCAATCGTAGATTGACTTCAACAAGTCGGTCACGGTCAAGTCCCAAACGCCGTCACTGCTTGCGCTTGACACAAGCGTGTCGCATGCGTAGTTGTCGATTGCAAGAAGGTACTGGCCTGCGAGGTCTTGCATGATGATTGCCATAGCGGCAGGGTCACTGAACGAAACTGTTTGGTAAGACAAGGTGGTGCTACCAGCGAAAGTTTTCTTAGTGACGGTGTTTGAAGCAATCACGCTGGTGGTTGCTGATACTGCGTCAAGTTGTGCAGATTGTTCGGCCACTGTTGGGTGGGTTGTCCAGGTCGGGCGAATGAAGGTTGAACCTGCATTGCCTGCCGGCATGGCCCGTGTGCCAACTGCTGACAACAGCGGCGCAATGTAGTTAATGTCCGCAAACACTGGGCCGAGAATCGGAACAGGAATAAGGCCAGCCACATTCGAAGTGACTACATCGCCAGCGGCGGCGGCGATTGGTGACTGGTGGTAACTGCGGTAGTCATTCCAAACTTTGGTTGCGTTGGCGGCTTCAATGCCACCTTTGTGCATTGCCGCAACAAATTCGGCGGCGTTTGGCAAACGGGGTTCACGCTTTGCCTGGGCAAAAATCGGTGCTGTTGGCACTGCGACTTCTTCAACAACTGCAGGGGTGTTATCCATTTTTGGTTCTTCCTTTTGTGTTTCGACTTGTGGCGCTTCTGCCGCTACCTGGGTAATTATAGACCCAGCAAATGCACCCTGTGGGACTAGCGAAAGTTCAATCCAATCACCCTTCAGCACGGTCATGTTGCCTTCATCGTCATACTTAAATTCTGTTGGGTTGACACCTACTGACACGGCGTCAATAACACCGTCACTAGCAAGCACTAACGCTTCATCACCTGCACGGGTGCTTGATACTTTGGCCGTAAAGTACATGGCCTCTGGGCTGTCGACACGCTCTGAAACCAAACCAACCGCCTGGGTGCTGTCGTGGTACATGTACAACTTCGGGGCCTTGCCATCAACGGGCAAACTGCCTGGTGCAAATTGAACGGTGGTTCCATCGCTAACGGTTGCGAAAGTGTTGTAGGGAACTGCAACACCAGTGATGGTTCTGCGTTGTTCACCGTCAGGGCCTGCGGCTTCTACAGCGAATGTGTTTGAAGTAAATCGAATCATGCCAGTTCTTCCTGTGTGTTTTCTTGTGGTTGTTCTTGTACGGGTTGCATGGTGGCCATGCCTTCTTCTTCGGTTTCTAAAAAGTCTTCGGTGTCCCAACAAACATAGGTGCCACGGGGCAGTTGTTGTGACAATGCGTCAGTGATTGCTTTGGCGTACATTGACAGGCCGAAAGTCCACAAGTCAGATTTGGCGCCGGCACTGTTTGTGTATGCGTAACTTCCCGTGGAAATTCCCAGCAAATACGGGGGTACATTGCACAAGTTAGCGATTTCTTTTGATTGGTACTCAGCGGCGTCAATCAACAGCATTTTGTCTGGTGTTGCGTTGGTTTCTGTGTAGGTCAAAAATTCGTTTAGTGCAGCTGTTTGATTGGTTGCCCGTGCCTGGTTGAACGCTTCGGCCAGTGCGGCAAGTTCAGTTGCGCTTAAAGGTTCGCCACCAGTTTGTTTAAGTACGCCTGCAGGAATGGCGCTACTGGCGTTACGGTTTCGTGCTTCGCATAGTTTTAGTGCTGTGTTTATTGTTTGTTCTGACATGTAACTCATGCCTTGTGTTGGGCTGTAGATTTGCACAACATCTTTGGGGTCTATGGCGCCACCGTTGAAATAGATTTCTTTGCTTTTACCAAACCACACTGGGGGGTTTGCGTCGGGCGTCGTAATTGCCTTGTGGCAAACGGGTGGCGCTGGCCATGTAACCGTCTTTTGTTCTAGAGGTCACATAGAGCATGCTTCTTCCGAAGAAAAAAAGGTCATCAAAAACCCAGGGCCACAGAAAACTGTTTGGCATTTCGGGGTCTAGTTGTCGAAGCCAGGAACGGGGCGCTAATGGTACTTTTTCCATTTCGCCTTCTTCTTCGTTCCATACTTCGTTGTACATCATTAGTTCCATGTTGGCCAGCACTGAAGCCATCAGGTCACGGGAACGGGAAATGGCGGCAACGGACATTGCACGGTTGCGCATGACGCCTGCCTGGTATGACCACCAGTCACCGATCAGGTTTGGGCCTGCGACTTGTGACGAATAGTAAGCACCACCAACTGCAGCTGCTTGCACGGTTGGTTCAGACTGGGGCGAAATCTGCGCTTTGTTTACTTTGTTACTTGTAAATAATCCCATGGTGTTTCCTATCGGGGGTGTCCCTGCCCTGCCCGACGCAGGACAGGGACTAAACAAACATTAGCGTGGCAACGGTTCACGGTGTCCTAGACACCGCAAACATGGGTTTGCCAACA